AATGCTCTTGGCTTTTTCCATTTACCATCTGATGCAATCAAAATCTGTTCTTTAGGATAGTTGACTTCTAAATCAGTGTCATATAATGCCTTGAATAGCCACTTGAGTGATTCTTCACTACCCTTTTTATTATAATATTCTCTTGCGCTCTTGAGAATCTTTTTAATGTCGAGCGAAGGATTTTCTGGGAAATGTGGAAGCAATTCATCTTTAAAGTATCGAATAAACTCATCTGGAGTTTCATCGATATCTCTGTAATCGCCAATTTGCATGGCATGATAAATTGTATTGCCTGCAGTATTGGACATACCAGCAGGAGCATTTTGCTCTAGCCAAGAGTAGTATAGTTCTATGAAACGCTTGAACTGCGGATGATTTCCGTTAATGAAATCGGGAAGTTGCGTTTGAACTAATGCTGATACTGTTTTTTCAGCTGCCGCCATATTATTACTCAATAATTGCGTTTACGGTGACTGACAATGCAGTAGGATCAGATAGATCGAGAGTTATAATTCTGTTTCTTTCTGACGAGAATATTTTCTTTGTTGGTGTTGCTTTTATTACAAGAGTTCCAAATGGATCAGAAACTGCAGTTGGGAAGAAATTATTTAAAGTTACCAAACCAGTTTTATAGTTAATTGTGCCGATATTCTCAACAACTGTTTTCTTAATACTATTCACAATAGTGAAGATCTTCAATTGACCATATCTTCCCTGCAATATTGGTCGCAAAACTGCACCAGTTCCGCCACCACCATCAATTCTTGCTGTAGCAGAGGTATATCCTGTGCCAGCATTTACGATTTGAATCTTTCGTATTGATCCGTTTACAACGAGTGCTTGTGCTATCGCACCTGTACCATCACCTTCAATAATAACGGATGGCGTTGTTGTAAAGCCACTGCCTGGAGCAGTGACTTCAATCTCCTCAACACCAGTATAAGATTGAAGAACTTCTTCAATAAAACATTCTCTCTCAACATTTGCACTATCAACATAGGTGAAAGATGGTGTTGATGTAAGTCTTTGAAGAGTTGTGCCTTGCTGTAATTCGGTGCCAAAATTAATTGAATAACTTTGTGAGCGAGTTGTGTCAGGAGCAAATCTTTTCTCAATGATAACCTTAACATCGTTACTAGTAATTGAATTCTCAGAATCATCGATTACACGAGATAACTGAGAAACCTTAAATGAATTATTAAAGGTATCTAAACTAGTATTTGCAAAATTGCGAACTGCAGTAACAATTGTGGTTTTAACTTCTTCTGCAGTTTTATTTGTTTTTGTTGGATCGAAATTTACATCAACAGAAAGGTTTAGATAATTATAGTCAGCAGCAACATACTCTGGTGTTACTGTTAGAACAGAGAATGGTTTGATTACATTGTTCTTCACAAATTCAATTTCTGTTGTGGTTATTTCATATCCACCGAGTGGTTTTGCTGTGAAAAATACTTTACCAAATACTGGAGGCTCATTATCCTCCCCACCCCAAACATTGACTGCTTCGAAGTATGGATAGTCGCGATTAATCAATGCGATATAATCGTTCTTTGTTACAGCGCGATTTTGAGCAATATAAGACTTTGGTGCTGTAAACTTAATCTGATCAATGGTTTCTGCTAAAGCACCAGCAGATGATTCGCTTCGCAATGTTACTGTAGTTGTTGTATTTGTTAGAATACTATCAAGTAAACGAAATGATTTTAATCCATTTGCAGATAAACCAGAGGTCACAACATAAGAAACAATGACAATATTTCCGTCTGAGAGTTTCTTTCCAATTACATCATCACCGAAATAAATCTGATAGCGACCATTTTTATTTTCTTCAAGATAATAAACCGCTGCTGTCTCATCAACATCAGTTGCGTCTTGCGCTAACACAAATGTTTCTAGGTTAGCATTTTGCGTTGATTTTTGTACAGCGACAAATAAAGTTGAGGTATCAATGCCGCTATCTTGCAATTCAAATACTTGATTTGGGTTTGTTTGAGAGTTATAGGTGTATGAGAATGTTACTGGTTGCCCTTCTTTGATTTCTAAGTTCTCAACATTAAACAATCCAGTTGTTGTATTCTTAGATACAATACGAGCAGACGGTGTCACGAAGATGTAGTTAGTACCGTCTTTTGTTTCAGAGATAAATCGTGTGAAACGAGGAATTACAATAGAACTATTTGAATCATTCGCAACTGGAGTAATTGTTAGATCAACTGCAGCTTTTGCTGCAACGCGTGAACGAGGAGTATATCCTAATAGTTTAGCGTGAGAAACAACTGCACCGCGAGTAAGTGCGGTATCAATAAACATTTCGTTGGCTACCATATTTAAATAGTAACCCATATAATGAGTATTATATGCAAGAACATCGAGAAGAGTAGACAAACCTGATCCTTCAAAGTTGTAATCGCTGAACTCTGATTGAGCCTGCATGAACTCCTTTAGATTTCTTTTGATTGTGTCGAAATCTAATTCAGCAACTTGAAGTTTTGCGTCAATGTTTGCCATGTTATCTTACTCGTTCTAAGAAGAAGGTGATTGTAATTGGTTGTGGATCATTTCGAATAATAAATTTAATAGAAACATCATATCCATTATTCTCATAATCAGGGTTCGCGGAAACATCAAGTAACTGAACTCGAGTCTCGTAATTAACAATTGTTTTTGTAATTTCTTCGATTATATTATTTGTTGTAATATTATCTATTGGCTCAAACAAGTATCTCTTTAAATTGCATCCGAGTTCTGGATTAAATAATCTCTCATAATGCGCTGTCTGTAAGAGATTACCGATAGACTGAGCGATCGCATTCTCATTTGTTTTCTTAAGAATGTCATCAGTGATCGGATTTGGCATAAAATCCATATCGATATCACTGAATGTTCTTGTTGCTAATCCCATCTTTAGGTTTCCGTTGCAGACGCTGCAGTGTTAAATGCCGTCTTTGCGCTCGCAGTTCCAATTCGACTAAACAATGCATATCCGACACTACTTGTATCCGTAAACTGAGAAGCCATACCAACTACTGTTGTTGCAGAGGTTAAAGTATTGCTTGCTTCGTTGAATGCATGCGTATCAGAGTCAACCACAGCGTTCATAGTATTTGCATGATTATTTATAAGGAGTTGGCAATCGTTAACGAGAGTGGTTATCTGAGCTGCATCAGTCACTGAATCTAATCGAGAGATCTGGTCTAATTTTTGCCCAACCACATATTGTAGAGAGTTTGATATATTCGTAAGTTTGGTGTCTGAGAATAGTGCTGAAGCAGTATTTTGAATAAAACTGTTTGGTGACTCTCCCGTTAATCCACTTAAATTGCTACCAGCATCTTTAAGTTTATTGAAATCAGGAATGGTGTCAGAGATAGAGGTTGCTTGCCCTGAAAGTAACTGAGTATGCGCCTGAAAATCAGTAAGAGCATTCTGTATTCCAGTGATTCCGTTTGTTAATGCGCTTAATTGACCGCCAGAAAGTTTACCCGTAACAGCTGTAATTTGACTACTCAACCCAGAGATCTGCGAGCTGACTGCACCCTCTACTAAAGACATAGGATTTTGAGTAATTGCAGTAATCGCTCCAGCTGCGGCTTGAACCTGAGAGATAATTCCTCCAAGTTGTCCGCCAATCGCACCAAGACCACCCTGCTTAATTGCAACAGGAAGTCCACCAATCGTGACTGTTGGAATCTGCTGTAAGAAAGAACCGCCCATATGGAGTCGGTCCATAATTGTCGACTTGAGTTCAGAAATGATGTATGCTTCTGCTTTCGTTACAAATCCCATTTTATCCTCCTGTATTTGCCGAGGTTGGGGCAATGTTTACGGTTTCAGTTTTTGGATATAGCCGTTTTCCTGTTATGGTGACAATCTCGCTTAATCCTTTATTTTGAATTTTGTTTATTTCATTTTGAACATCAATATCAATATTAAATGGTATGTTCTTTTCTGATGCGCCTGTTGCAACTTGAGTAATCTTTCCTAAAATCTCACTCTTCGAAGATCCAGTTAGAGATAAAATATCTCCTCTTGCAGTATTAATCGCAGATTCAGCATTTGCCACCTTGGCTGTAATTTCTCCGATTGGAAGAGAGGAGCCAAGATCTTTGATCGTAGAATCGAGAGTTGCTTTTAGATCGCCGACCACACCAGAAACAGAGGAAGTTAATCCGCCAACTGCCTTACCAAGAGTGCTACCAGATAGACCACCAAGAGCACCACCACCAGCAGTTGCGCCAGTAAGAGCAGAGGTAACTGCACTAGTTGCATTTGCTGCAGCTCCAGCGACCGTTCCTGCTGCGGCAGAGGCTGCAGCTGCAAAGTTTTCACCCAATGTTGAAACTGCATTATTTCCTGCGGCAGTTGCTGCAGTTTGAGCAGCAGTTGCTGCAGACGCTTCGCCTTCGCCAGCTTGAGTTCCGCCACCAGTTAAACCTGCACCAGAAGCGGAAGCAACAGAACCGCCCTGAAGATTGACTTTTCCTGCAGGAATATCAACAACAGATCCAGCAAGTCCTGCTGTGGATCCTTTGAGATCCAAACGACCCCCTGCGGTAAATTTGCCACCACCGCCAGCCTTGAGATCCATTGAACCTGTAGATTCAAT